CGATAATAAAGCATCTTGCTTTTGAGGCTAATGTTATAGAGCCAACATCACTACCTGCCATATTATAGATAGTAAATCCACTACCTGCTGATATTGTTTGTGAGAAATTTGATTTGTTTATGACAACATATTGTAAGTTGTTAGAACTTGGACTTGGTAAAGTATAAGTTTGTCCTGAGCCTACTGCACCACTAATAATATGATAATATGTAGCGTTAAAAGTTGTACTTGTTGTAACTAATTCTCCTGTATAAGAAATGTTATTAGCAGTTATAGCACCATTTACTTGTAGCTTACCTTGACCATTATCTGTTGTAGTATTTACTAATACATTACCAGTAGTATTTAAATAAAGTTGATTTCCAGAGCCACCAGCACTAATTAATATTGGTTGATAAGAGCCAGCAAACCTATATGAAGTACCTATTCTAAAAGCACTTCCACTAAATCCGAAAAAGGCTACATTATCTGTTGAGTTTTGTTCTATTTGTAATCCACCTCCTCCACCTCCATCTGCAACTTGTTTAACTAAAAGAGTAGTATTTGTAAAACCTCCAGATGTTGAACTTGTAGTTGTGTTCATTAATACATTACCCCCCGATGTGATTCTCATTCGTTCGCTTCCGTTATTAGTTTCAAAGATAATGTCAGCGTTTTCTCTTTGTCTAAATAAAAAGTTTGTTGATTGAAACAATTGACCAATGTAAAAACCATCACTTCCTGTTGTCCCTGTATATGCAGTTTGTAATGATATACCTGCGTTATTTGTATTGTATACGTTTAAATCATTATTAGCTGTTGCTCCATTTACGTTTACACTACTTGAGAATGTAGCAGCACCATTTCCTGCTATTGTTAATCTAACTGTATCTGATGTATAAAATTTCAACCAACCTGTTGTATTCTCTCCGTTACCTTCTATTAAACTAAATGCCTGTGTATTAGAATTTCTTTGAAAAGTTAAATAGCTAATATTAGAAGCATTATTTTTTATTTCTAAGAAGTTACTTACCCTTGCAGTTCCACTAACATCAAGTTTAAAACCTGCGTCTACAGTATATCCTATTAATAAAGAACCATATAAAGTAGTTAGTTTTGAACTTGCCGTAAACTCTGCAATAGTTGCATTTTTACCATCTGCAATTACTAAATTTCTAAATTGAGTTGCTCCGTCATTGTAACCTCTATAATTTATATATCCTGTAGAAGTCTCATTCCTACTATAATTAAAGTTTAAAGCGTTATCAGCAGATAAATAAATTCCATATCCTAAATTATTATCTACTTTAAAAGGTATTGGAGCAGCTACTCTATCGTTAGAAATATTTAAAGCACCTGTTAAAGTACCTCCTGTTAAAGGTAGGTAACCACTTAAAGCACTACCATAATTAGGAATATTAAAAACTCCTGTTGTGCTATTATAAGTTGCAGCACCACTTGAACCTGTTGTGGTCAAGCTAATCGCTGCTCTTGCTAAAGCATCCGTATATTGTGTTATTGTAGAACTAATAGCACCTGTTGTGTTATTATAACTAATTCCTGCTCCTGCACTTAAACTTGTTAAAGTAATAAAGTTAGAACCATTAGTAATTTGATTGTTATTAGTTGGAATCGTAATAACACCTGTTGTAGAGTTATACGCACCGCTTCCTGCCGTAAATGACAATGCAGCACGAGCCAACGCATCTGTGTATTGAGTAATTGTTGAAGCTATTGTAAACGAAGGATAACTACCACTAATTGATATCCCTGCACCTGCCGTTAAAGAAACAGTTTGGTCAGGAGCAGAGTTAGTAATTACACCTGTTGTATTGTTGTAGCTTATTCCTGTACCTGCACTTAAAGAAGTTAAGGTTATAAAATTAGAACCATTTGTGATTTGGTTATTATTTGTAGGTATTGTTATTACCCCTGTTGTGCTATTGTAAGCACCACTACCAGCCGTAAAACTTAAAGCTGCTCTTGCTCTTGCATCCGTAAAGTAAAGGTTTGTATTTTCAGTTACTTGACTTGTATTGTAATCGCCACTTGTAGCTACAACTGCACCTGTTCTACCAAATACACTTGTAACCGCATCCGTATTGTCATCAGTCCAAGAAGCAGTTATTGTACCTGCATCTTGTTGTGTTAAAGTTAAAGTCTTTGTTGTAGTGCCTGTTACTGCTGCTGAAACAATCATATTGTTATAAGCAGTATTAAAATTAGTCCAATCTAAGTTATCTAAATAACCATCAACTAAACTTGTAGCAGCAGGTATTGAGATTGTATTGCTTGTGTTAACTAAAGGAGCAGTAAATGATAATGCAGCTTGTTTGTTATTAAACGTACTCCAATCCGTTGAACTTAACTTACCTGTATTTGTAGCCGAAGCAATAGGTAGGTTAAAAGTATGCGTATCCCCAGTTGAAACGATTGCGAAGTTTGTACCGCTTGTGCCTGTGGTTAAGAACTGTGATTGATCTGTTAAGTTATTCAAAGAAACCATCCCCTTAGATAAGGTAGTAACAACTTGACACAAATGACCATTCTCAGTATGTAAAGTAACTGTTCTACCATCTACGTTTACATAGATTCTAATTGCTAATCTATCCGTTAAAGCTAATGTTGCAGTAGCGACAGGAATAGCGAAATAATAAGGTGCTATTATAGTCCCTTGATTAATATACTCAGGAACTCCAACGCTTGAACCTAATAAGGTAAAAGTTGTGCCGTCGTACTTATAAAGTTCTGCATAGAAGAAAGGGTCACCTGTATTGTTATTTACACTAAAATAGAACTCACAATTAAAGTTACCGCCAGGTATTGATAATACATCAGGGTCATTAGCATCCGTTAAATAACTTGCCACATATCCTGTTGTTGAAATAGCAATATCAGTTCCAGCACCTATGATTGGTTCTTTACTTAACTCTCTATAAGCTACCCCACCTATTGTACCTTGACTTACACTTGAGTTAAGATAGTAAGAAACCGAACTACCACCACCTGTTGATGTTGGAAAGTCAGCTAACGTACCATCCCCTCGTACATATTGAGAAGCAGCACCATCTAAAGCGGTTATTACCCCACTATTAGCCACTACTGGACCTTGTATATCCCTAATCTTTGCTTCGCCTGTTACTTGTAATTGACTCATAATATTTTATTGAAATAATCCACGAATATACTCCCCAGCTTCTAAAGGTCTACCAAAAGTAAGAACCCCAGTTGAACTTATAAACTTAACATCATCACCCGTTGGAGTTCCTGTTGTTAAAATGTTTTGCGCATCCACACCACCTCTTGAAACGTACAAACAAGCATAACCGATTGTGTCCGCAAAAGTAATTGATGTTTCGCCACCACTTGCCGTGTAACCTTTTGTCTTAACAGGATTTGAACCTACTATAATCACACCGCTTGGGTCAACCTCCGTTCCTGTTGTATTGTATGCACCTGTACCTTGTAGGCTAATATTGTAAGTAGCCACATCCTTTTGTGGTGCGTTTATTGCTAAACTTGATATATTACAAGTTCCGTTAATAATTGTCAAACCATCAACTCCGTTATCCACTACGAACTTAATTTCAATCGGTTCTCTTGCTAACTGCTTTTCTAACATAAACAAATAAGAAAAACCAGTCAAAGTAATTAACCCATCACAAGTAACATTCCAAGTAGCCACATCATTTTTATATTCTCTAAACCAAGCACTTGATTGACTTGTTACCTCTTTTTGATCTACGTTCACACTAAAGGTACAATTTGTACTACACGCAAAAGCGACATCAACCTCTGGGTCAACATCTGTTCTATGCCAATAAAGCATTACGTTATTTCCTATTACTGCTGCCATATTACAAATTTAATCAATTATCCGTATGTTTCTAATATTTCACCTGCTCCGCTAATTCTATATGCTTGTGAATAACTATCCGTAACCAAAACCCTCCACCAAATATTCGCACCATTAAATCCAACAGTTAAATATTCACTTGCATAGAAGAAATCACCAACCGAAGGAACACCAGCTTGTTCTAAATAAACTAAGTTACTTGTTAAAGGAGCAGCAAGAGCAGCCTCTTTAGTTACATAACCATTAGACCTATAATGTCCAAATCCAGTCAATTCTCTTGATAATGGATTACTATCATAAACTGTATTCATTGTTGTTTCTACATTCTCTGGATTAATATCCAATAAAGTAGCCGTAATTACATCATTAGGTAAATCTATTGTTGAATTACCTATTATGTATTTTTTATTTGTTACACTTATTTGAACAGGGTCTAAGTCAGTTGCATTTATTCTCATTGCACCACTTAATCTGCCATCTTCTGTTTCCATACCCATAAAAGAAGCATCCAAGTTAATAATATTCTTATTTAAGCAATTTGAATACTGCTTAACTACTAACTCACTTAGGCTTCTATATGTTTCATCTGGATATTCTTGTCTATACCAATTTAACAACATACTGCCATCCGATTTGCTTATATATCCTATGTAGTTATATTTAGCTTCGTTAATGTCATTGAAACCCATTGGTAAATCTATATCTAAAACATATTCCTCAACATCATTAATATAACTTTCGGTTGTAACCTCTTTAAAGAAGCTATCTATTTTTAAGTTAAAGTTGCTTATTTCAGCTTGTTTAACAGTTGATTTCCAAAAACCAGCCGAATTACTACACATAATAATCTCCATATATAATTGACCAAAAACAGGACAAGGAGCAGCTTCTATTTTAAAATTTACAACTGGTGAAGAACCATAATAAGGATAATAAAAATAATGGTCATTCGGATTTACCGCAATAGACCAGTTTTTATCTTGGTTTAAAAAGTAAGCATTGCCACCGACAGGTTGTACTTGTAACTTTAAAAGGAATAAAGCATCTGGTGTTCCAGATACAGTTCCTAATGTTGCAAAATCAAATGATAAATTTATTATTTCACTTGGATTTATGAAAGGCAAGTTGTTAGCAGTTACAGATGAAAAGTGTGGATTTGCGGTTGGATAATCAATAAACCAAGAATTATATTTTTTCTCTGGATATGATTTAACATATATTGTTCCACCATTTCTATTTGCTAACCAAGAAAATGCATTGCTTTCCGTTGGACTTACTACTGTAAATGTTTTTAGATTCCAGTTTGTTATGTAGTTATTAGGGTATTCTACAACCTTATTAAATCTAACTTTATTGTAACCCTTTTTAATTAACTTAAATTGACTATTATCAACAAAGTATAAACCGCTTGTATTAGCTGAAAAACCTTGTATTTCTCCTGTATTACTTATTATTGTGTCATCAAATATAGTACCATCACTATTGTAAATAGTAGCATAATATGAATCTTGTGCAAATTGAGTTAAAGGAACAATATAAAAGTTTCCTTTTGCTTGGAATAATCTTGAACCAAATGATTTAACAATTCTTGTTAATACATCAAGACAATTAGTTGCTTCTTGATTACTATTTATAAAGGTTGCATAGTTGATATAAGATTGAGCCAATCCATCTGCACTTGGGTCATCAGTTCTATTATCCATATCTTCTGAATAAAAACTAACACCGCTAATGATCTTATAATCTATTGGGTAACCTATTTGTTCTAATGCAATTGTAATAAAATCTTTTGCGCTTTCTACATATATTAATTCAGTTTCATCACTTAACGGCAATGGTATTGTTTCCAACATACCTAATCCATCAATAGCATTGAAATATAAATCTTTGCGACCTGTTGAAAATACATACTGAACATTATCACTTAATATCCATCCTATAAAATCTACATTTTCACCACTTAATAATTTGACAAAATACTTTCTATCGTTTAATGTAGTAAAGTCTGGCATATCCTCTACATTGTCAGTAACATCTATTGCCACGCTTAATTGACTAACATAAATAGGCTCAAAAGCATCATCGCTTCTTGGTATGTATTGTAATTGTAAACTTATACAAGGATATTCTATAATCTCGCCATCGTAACCATCCTCATAAATATTTAGTACACTTGTAACATCCGATTTAGTTGCTGCCGTGATTCTATATTTTATTTCGTATGCCATTAGTATCCTCGTCTTATATTTAAGTTATTGTTTGCTCTTTGAGTTGCCAAAACCAAATCAGAACCTTTTAATACAAATTGACCTTGTGAAACATTGTTATTCCCCATTGCACCTGCGTTAAAAGTTGAATTAGCATTTATGCCACCAGATATTGCACCTGCTGATTGCATACCACTTGTTGCTTTGCCAATAAGACCAATCGCAGTAAATGCACCTTCTAATGCTGGGAATGCTTTTATAATAGCTTGGAATATCAACGCTTGTACAACCATAGCTGCTAAATTCAATGCTATTTGTTTAAACATATTTGCAATTACTTCTAAAGGATTTTGACCTTCTTGTATTGCATCATACATTTGGAATAAAGCATTTGTTACTGAACCAGATAATGTTTGTGCAAATTGAGCATAAGATTGAGTTAAATCATCTATTCTTTTCTTTTCTGCTGCTTCAACATCAAGTTGTGTTTTATCCTTTTTAAATATGTCTTGCATATAAGAACCAAATCCACTTTTATTAGATTCCTCTAATAAACCCTTAGCTTGTTTTTCAAAATATCCTTTTCTTTTATCTTCTTTTGCTCTTTCTTCAGATGGTAATTCAAATAATTGTAAAGGCTCTAATCCTATTGATTTCATCTTCTCCCTCAAAGCCTTCATTTTAGCTAACTCTAAATTAAGTTGCTTATTTTCTTCTCTTGCATAATTTACAATAGGTGAAGGTTTTTCTAAATCTTTTCCAAAATCTTTAGTATGTTCTGCAAACTTATCTTGTTCTTCTGCTAATTTATTAAATTGTTCAAATATTCCTTTAAATAAAGTTTCTTGTTCTTTAGCCTTTTTTGAAATAGCAGTACTTCCTAAAACATCAGTAGCCGTAATAACAGGCGTTCCAGTAAATTTAGATAACATAAAAGTACCTAATCCTTCGCCCATAAACATAGATGTTTTATTGGCTGTTGATGGTGCATTTTGTGCTTCTAATTGTTTAAATGCTTCTTCTGCTGCTTTCTTTAAAGCAACTTGACCTGCTGCTCTATATAACGCAGCTTTTACATAATTATCTTTATTATCAATGAATATTTTTTCTGCCTCTGCTATATCTTTAGTTGTACCATAAACTTTTCCTAAAGATTGATTATATTCATCTAAAACTGATTTTTTTGATTTTGTTCCATTATGGAATTGGTCAAAAGAATTATTTAAATTCTCCATTTGAATATAAGCAGAAGAAAAAGCATCTTTAGCAGCAGTAAAAGATTTTCCAAATTCTACAATAGCTTGTGAACCGCCAGTTGCTTTATTAATAAATTCTGCTATATCATCTCCAAATGCAACAACAAGTGATGATACAACACCCAATGCAATACCAATACCAGCTGGACCAGTAAGACCGCTTACCATAGCTTTTAAAGCATTACTGGAACTGCCACTTTCTTTTGATAATCTTTGAAATGATTCTAATAAAGGATTTAAGTTATTTGCAATACCTATAAATCCATAAGGAGCATCTTGTGCAACTCTTGATAAGTTACCTAAAGCATTTGTAGCATCGGCAGCAGGTCTGCCAACCTTATTCATTTGTTGACCTAATGTAGTGATAGTTGTGTTAAGAGTCTTAATTGAATTATTCAAATAATTAATCTCACCAACGTTAGTAGCTTTCTTTAAAGCAGCCTCAAATTGTTTTAATAGATTTTCAGCTTTTTGTAGTTGCGATTGTAAGTCAGTTACGTTTGCACCTATTTTAATATTTAAATCTATATTTTCTGCCATCTTTATTAGTTTGCTCCGTACAATTTAAGTGTCCTTGCCAATTGTTCTTGTGTTATCATCACTCTTTCTTCATCAATATCAGCTTGATCTAACTCTGGTATGCTCCAAAAAGCCTTCATACTTTTAGGTGTTTTCTCGGTAGTAGAACTTAAATATACAATATAGGCAAGGTTTCTTGTCCTTGCCCATTCGTTTAACTCGTTTCTTTCCTTACCTAAAACGATAATGGAAAAGTCCTTCCAAGTCATATCCCAAAATTCATTTGGTCTTATTCCGCACTCCGCAGCTTTAACTAAGACATCATCCCAGCTTAGCTTTGTTAGGCTTTTTTTTTTCTTCTTCTTTCTTTGCACCTGTAATGGTGTGGACTGTACTTTCAACGTCCTATTTTAAATAGTCAATTATTTGACCTTCTTCGCTAAAAATAGAACCCACTTCATCAATCCATTCGCAAGCATCATCAATGGTATATATAACTTCATCTTTCTTGCTTACACAAGCAGATTTGTAACCAATGTAAACAAGCTGAACTATAATGTCTAAACTTGTTTGAGCCGTTGCAAGAACTTTGAAGTATTCATCAATACCGATATTGTTTTGTTTAGTAAACTCACGCATTGACCAAGTACCCCACTTTAGGTGGATTGTGTTGTTGTTAGTTTTTAATTGGAACATAGTTTTTTTTTATTTATTATACAGTTTCAGTTTGTGTGATAGGAGGTACACTTACAACAAAAGTTGCAGTAAACTTCACATCATCTTTATCAGCAGCATTAACATTAAAGTTGCTAATGAATACTAAAGAACCAGCACCACCATAAGTGATATCACCAGCGCTTGGAGTAGCTTTACCCATCTTAATTGCAAACAAAGTTTGAGCAGCGTGAGCAGTATACAATTGTTGATAACTATCTTTAGAAGGAGTTCCTGTTTCATCAATTGCAAAACCTTCACACTCAAAAGATTGGTTAAAAGATTGATTTGGAGTGTATTGATCTCCACATTTAGAAGTTGCATCAATTGTTCCTAAAGTTGATGTCAAAGCATTAGAAGTCAAACAAGCTACTGGCTTGAATGTTCCATCATTGTTAATGTCAGCTAAGAGGATATAATCTCTACCGCTTACTTTTGTTTCTGCCATTTTATTTAATTTTAATTTTGAGTTATGATTATGTTATAAGTTATTAATACTCTAAAAACGTTATCTAAAGGGTTTAAGCCATCTAAGTTTCTTACACTTTCAACACTCAAACTTGATGCCGTGAATCCGTTTGCCAATGTAATATTGGTGTCCGAATTGATTGCAGTCAAGACTAAATCGCTTATAGTTTCAGCACGTTTATATCCAAAGTTAGCATTTTTTGTAATAATATCAACTATGATAGTAATTGTATTTGTATAACCTTCTTTACCTTGATCTTGTGTTGATGTTCTGCCAGTTAAAACAATATACTCGTTACCTGCACCCTCTGGAGCAAAACCATCATAAACAACCAATGAAGTTGCACTTGTCAAATTGGTATAAAACCACTTTTTTATCTCTATATTAGGATTTAACATTCTTTAGCAATTTAGTTATTCTTTCAATTAATTTAGGTTTCTCATTTTCAAAAGCAGGTATTAAGAAAGGTTGTGGTCTAATATTTACTTTAGCAGCCTTTTTACCCTTAAATACAATAGCTAATTCTTCATAACCAGCTGGAACAGTTACTTCAGTTCCTGTACCAAATTCAATGTATGGAGCATATTTTGCCTTTGCGCCAACAGTAAAAACAACCTCTTGCTTTTTGCTATCTTCTTTTAAATAAATGCTATTCCTTAAAAAACCTAAGTCAACAGGTGCTGCTCTTTTAGCATTAGATTGAATAGTCAAAGCAGATGCATTCATTTCATCTCTTACTTCAGCTTGTATCTTAACATCTAATTTATCTAAGTCTTTAAATACATCAGCTAAATTTACCATATCTAAAGTAACTCTATCCATTACTTGTAAATTATTAACTCCAAGAACCTATTTTGATTCTCTACGTTCTTAATGGAATGTATTGTAAATCTATCGCCTTCAACCTCTACCTCATCCGAATCTGTTATAGTAGCACCAAAACGAATATAAAGGCGGTTTCTTTGGTCAAATTGCAATTCCGACTGGTCTATCTCACGAACTTGATTATCTGGTCTTAAATCACCCCAAACTGTGCTTTGTAGGGCAAATGTGGTTGTGTACCCACCTTGACCATCACTTGTTCTTGTGGCAGCATAGATTTTAACCTCACGAGTCATCGTGTTGGCATCAACGTAATTTGCTTTCGCTTTTCCTAACTTCATATTATAATATTGGGCTTATTCTTGTCCATCTTTGACAGGCTTTCCAAGATTTCTCACAAATACCAG